TTTGAGCAGAAAGGTCAGGAATCGTTTTCAAAGAATAATACAAAAGATATTCCGGTTGATGATGATCTGCCGTTCTAAATGAAAAAAGCCAAGCGGTGCGAACGTTTGGCTTTGATGAATAAAAATATTACTCACTTATAATAAGACAAAGATATGTCAAACGATGCAAAAGAACAAGGAAAAAATAAACTACCCACTCTACAAGAGCTACATCATGACGAATTAACAGCATTCAAGAATGACCAGTTTAATTTGCTATTAAACCAACCGGTTCCTGAAGCATGGGTAAAAGACCACCCATTCGCAAAAGGCGTAAAATACCTCCCCATTGATAAGGTTGAATTTCTACTTACACGAATTTTCCAGCAATGGAAAGTAGAGGTTATTAATTACGCAGCACTCTTTAATAGTGTTTCCGTTCATGTACGCTTACATCTTCTACATCCATTAACCGGCGAATGGTTCTATCACGATGGACTTGGTGCAGTTGGTGTTCAAACGGACAAAGGAGCATCTGCCAGCGATATATCAGCTATCAAACAAGATGCTATAATGAAAGCATTACCAGCAGCTGAAAGCTACGCGATAAAAGATGCAGCCGAGAAACTCGGAATATTCTTTGGTAAAAACTTAAACCGTAAAGATACCGTAGGCTTTGCTGGAGCCTACTCCAAACAAGAAGAAGAACCAACTACTGACGAGTGGCAAACGCTTCAGGAATTATATGACCTGAAAGAAGAAAACCTTACCGAAGATGAAAAGATTAACGCTGAGCGGATCTTAAAGAACAAAGAAGTGAACTCATACAAAAAATTACTTAAACAACTACAAAATAAATAATCATGGATAAAATTAGAAACGGACGGTTCACGTCTTCCGGAATCAGTGCATTAATGTCTTCTGGAAAAGCCAAAGGCACGTTTGGCAAACCATTCTACACCTATGTAGAAGAAAAATACTTTGAAACTAAACTGCTACGCAGGTTGGACAATGAATCCAATGCGAAACCTACATCATGGGGCAAGCTGGTAGAACGCCACGCTTTTGACCAACTGGGTACAGAATACAATCTTGTCAGCCAGGAAACAATCGTACACCCAAGTATAGGGCTATGGGCCGGTTCTCCAGACTTAGAAAAATACGATGAAGGGAAAACAGTTTGTGATATCAAGTGCCCAATGACACTAAAATCGTTCTGTACATTCTATGAATGCGAAACGATTGAAGAAGTACGCGACAAGCATAAAGACGGCGAAGATTATTACTGGCAGTTGGTGAGTAACTCTATTTTGCTGAATACCAAGTACGCAGAATTAATCATCTATGTACCGTATTACTACGAATTGGTACAGATAAGAGAATTGGCAAACAATTATGATGGTGACCAAAATAAAGTAGCCTGGATTAACTGGGCGGGCGATGATGATCTGCCGTACATACCTGAAGAAAGTGAATATAAAAACTTAAAAGTCATTCGTTTTGAAGTTCCTGAATCCGATAAAAAGGCATTGACAGAACGTGTAAACGCTGCAATTAGCGAAATACAGAAGATGCTATTGCCTAAAGCATCGAACACAATCAAGACGACAGAAACAGTAGAAACTCCAAAAGGCGACAACGATTTAAAAATTTAAAAAATACAACCATGAAAGTAAACCCGATAACTATAAATTAATACCATGCGAGAAAGTTTTATTTTTTACAAGAGTTTTTTAGACGCCGGCAGCACCATTGAAAACAAGAATGAGCGCCTGGCATACTATGAAGCTATTTTCCAATTTGCCATAAATGGCGAAGAATCAGAGCTTAAAGGCGTAGCTAAAGGCATGTTCTCGCTTGTAAAACCACAACTACAAGCAAACCAAAAGCGGTGGGAAAACGGAACCAAAGGCGGTAAAAAGGCAATACCAAAACCTAACCAAAACCTAACCGAAATCGAACCAAAACCTAACCAAGATGAAACCAAAACCGAAGCTAATAACAATGTAGAATGTAGTAATGTAGAATGTATTAATGAAAATGAGAAAATAGAAACCAAAGGTTTTTTCTATCGGATTGGTAACAACACTGTAATTGAAAAAATATCTGCCTACTTCAAACGTACCAACCAGGTCACCATGGAAGCTATGCTAATGCAGTTTAAAATTAGTGAAACTGAAGGCTTGCAACGGCTTGACGATGGTTTTCCGCTAGGTTATCACTTCAAAGACAACAATCACCTGATAAACAGTTTTAGAACTGTTTTAAAAGACAAGCCAGTGGTTACCTATGCCCAAACTGTAACTACCGCTAAAAAAGACACTATCACTTCAAATTTTGCAAACTAAATGGAAGACCAATCAACAAATAAACGAACCACCAGATTTACTCGCAATAAAACGGAAGATGTATCGGTTTTACTTTATGGAAAAATACCGCCGCAGGCGCGCGAGCTGGAAGAAGCCGTACTCGGAGCGATCCTGATCGAAAGAGAGGCTTTAAACGATGTAGCGGCCATTCTAAAGCCGGAAATGTTCTACGTTGATGCACATGTAACTATTTACAGAGCCTGCCTCGAAGTTGACAAGAAAAGTATTTCGATTGATCTTTTAACTTTGACCGAACATCTGCGAAGCATTGGAAAACTTGAAGAAGTAGGCGGCGCCTATTACCTGAGCGAACTAACCAATAAAATCGCTTCATCGGCTAATATTGAACACCATGCACGTATCATAGCTCAAAAATGGATGCAGCGGGAAGTGATTTCAGTTTCTAATAACAGCATACGTGATGCTTACGAAGATACTAACGATGTTTTCGACCTGATCGAAAACAACCAGAAGAAAATCAACGATATTATTTCTAATACCGTGAATAAAGACTTTGTGCATGTGGGAACCAACCTTGCCAGAGATTTAAGCGTACTCGAAACGATAAGATCCTCTGAAAATAAAATCGTAGGTATTCCATGCGGTATAGTACCAATAGATAAGTTTTTCAGAGGATGGGAACCAGGAGACCTGATTATCATAGCTGCTCGCCCATCCGTTGGTAAAACGGCCTTAGCCGCCAGTATTGCACATGGTGCCGCGAGCCTCAATATTCCGGTGGCTATCGCTTCGCTGGAAATGCCGGAACGGCAAATGCGGTTAAGGTTACTTTCCATCGAAAGCGATGTTGACTTGGCCAGGATCAGTAAAGCTGGTTATTCTGACACCGAAAAAGATATTTTGTACAAATGTTCCGATAGCTTGATGAGCAGACCGATTTACATTGATGATCAGGCAGGATTATCATTGACCGAGTTACGCACTAAAGCAACACGCCTGAAAAGGCTGCACGGTATTAAAATGCTCATTGTGGATTATCTACAGCTAATGAGTAGCGGTGAAAAAGGTTTGCACCGCGAACAAGAAATAAGTACCATTTCACGCGGACTAAAGAAGCTGGCTAAGGATCTGGATATTCCGGTAATTGCATTGTCACAGTTGAATCGTAGTGTAGAATCCCGCGGAGGTGAAAAACGTCCGCAGCTTTCCGACTTACGAGAATCCGGTGCTATCGAACAAGATGCAGATATTGTGATCTTTCCGCACCGTCCTGATAAATTCGGGATTATGGAGTATGACGATGGCAGTTCCACCAAGAATACAGCCATTTTAATAGTAGCAAAATATCGCAATGGTCCTACAGGCGATATTGCCGAACACCTGGCGTATGATCCGCGCTGCGCTAAATTCTATTACAAGCACGAATCATTTTTGAATGATTTTGTAGAACAAAAACCAACTACACAAACAGACGAAGAATTATCATTTTAATAATTATAAAACCAAAACACAATGACATTAAAAATTGAAAAAGGCCTGGCTGTGAAAGAGTACAATAACGGCGGCACAGAAGAAAAAGCTCTCTTAGAAAAATTATTCGGCAAAAAAGCGAAGCAGAGCAAATATTAATAATTTAAATAAATAAAAATGGAACAATTAAAATGGGAAACGAAAAAGGTAAAAGTTAAAGACCTTATTCAATTGGATATAAACCCGAGAAAAATATCCGAAGACAAAAAACAGAAACTTGTGGAAAGTTTAGAAAAATTTAACTTGGTAGAGATACCTGCGGTTAATACCGACCTGCAAATTATTGGAGGCAACCAACGTGTGACAGCATTGTTGCTTGTTGGAAGAGGAGAAGAAGAGATTGATGTTAGATTTCCAAACCGTAAATTAACAAAAAAGGAGGTTAAGGAATATGCAATCATCAGCAACACTCACGCTGGAGAGTTTGATTTTGAAATACTTGATTTAGAATTTGCAGACATTTCAATAGGAGAACTTGGATTTGAAATTGAAGGATGGGATGATTGGAAAAATAAGCAAGACACTTTATTGGCAGGAGAAGCACAAGAGGATGATTTTGA